AATAGTATCATGGCAAGTTTATTCGACACATTACAAGCGCAAGCATTCAGGGCTGGAGTATCTCCAAGAACCAAGGAGTCACAGCAATGGTTTCAGCGTAACGTTAAGAAATTAGGTGATGTTAATCGCAGAAGCCTAATGAAAGATACAGCCTTAGATGTTACTAAGTCGCCAAAGGTTGGCGATATGATGATGTATTTTTATGATCCAAAGTATAAGGCAACACTGCCTTATTATGATAGATTCCCATTAACTATTATGGTTGAGCCAGCACCTGGTGGATTCTATGGTCTTAATCTGCATTACCTTGCACCTGGCGTACGTGCAAGATTCCTTGATGAGTTAATGAAATTAGCTCCAAAGCAGCAGAATGATACTAGCCGATTAGCAAGAATGAGATATGCAACACTCAAGGGTGTGCAAAAATACAAAGAATTCAAGCCATGTTTTAAACATTATCTAATGGATCATGTCGAATCTCAATTAGTAAGAGTACCCATGACAGAATGGCAAATTGCAATCTTCTTACCGACAGAGCAATTTAAGAATGTTAAAGCACAATCTGTTTGGAGATATTCAAGGAAACAATACGCATCATGAACAGTATAGACAATCTTAAGGCAACAATAGCTAAAAAAGGCGGTGTGGCAATGCAGAACCGCTTTCAAATATTCTTTACTCCACCTACTGCAAACAGTGTCAGGTCATTATTGAATAAAGACCCTAAGTCATTGGTAGGTGATCTTGCAAAGAATGCAGTAAAAGGTGGATCACCTTTGAATATTATACCTGATCCACGTGATATATCAATTCTATGTGAGTCAGTTAACATTCCTGGCAGACAGATTAGTACAATTGATTATACTGCAGAAAAACAAACAATCAAGATACCTTACGGTGTCATCAATGAAGATGTTACTATGTCATTCATATTAACCAATGACTATTACATGAAGAAACTATTTGATTCATGGCAGTCTGGTGCATTTGATGTGAATAGATATAGAGCAGGATATAAAAATGATTTTACCGCTGATGTGATTATACAACAATTAAATCAGCAAAATATTCCAGTTTTCGGTGTGAAATTAGAGGGTGCATTCCCTGTCACCGTGAGCTCGATTAGTTTGGATAATAATAGTGAAAATACTATCCAAAAACTGAGTGTGACTTTGAGTTACGATAATTTTGTGTCAGAAGATATAGTAGATACTGTTAAGTCAGCTGCTGGATCTGTTGGCGCAGCCCTTGGCATTTAATATAATAGGAGAATATAATGGCTTTACCACAGCTAAATAATGCGAGATATGAGGTAGAAATACCCTCTACAGGTCAAACGGTAACGTATAGACCATATCTAGTGAAAGAAGAAAAGATTTTAATGATGGCGATGGAGTCTAATGACAGTAAAATGATCATGAACGCTACATCAGATGTTATTAAAGCATGTGTTTACGAAGAGATTGACATTGATAAATTGGCAATGTTTGATATAGAAACGCTGTTTATTGCGCTAAGATCTAAATCAGTAGGTGAAAGTATTGATTTAAATGTAAAATGTGATAAATGTGATAGCAGAAATGATGTTTCAATTAGTTTCGACGATATCAATAAGCCCGAAATCAATGAGGAAGATCGCGTAATCATGGTAACAGATTCGGTTGGAATTACTTTGAGGTATCCATCATTTAAGGATATCAGCAGTATTAAACCTGGATCAGAAGAATCAATTGAAGGTGCAATGGATTTAGTAGTACGTTGCATTGAGAATATTTTTGATGATGATGGTGTATACGATGCAAAAAATGAAACTAAGAAGTCTCTCACACAATTTGTAGAGTCTTTGAATAGTGAACAGTTTATTAAACTGTCTGATTTCTTTGCAAAAACACCTGCACTATCATATGATATGGAATTTGATTGCGTATCATGTAAGGAACATAATGTTCAGGAGCTCAGAGGTCTTCAAAGTTTTTTTACGTAGGCCTCTCTCATGACAGCTTAGTTAATCACTATAAGACTAACTTTGCAATGATTCAACACCACAATTGGTCGTTGGGTGAATTAGATCAGATGATGCCTTGGGAACGTGAGATATATGTCACATTGCTGGGCGAATGGATCAAAGAAGAAAACGAAAGAATTAAAAAGGAACAAAGGAGACAATAATGTCTGAAGAAGTAAAAAGAAATGATCATCCGGCAGATACTAACGGAGATGGTAAAGTATCTAATGAAGAGCATGCGATGTACCTTGAAGCAAAGCGTAAAGAGTTAGATGATCAAGACGCAATGCGTGATGCGCAAAGAAAAATGGCATGGTTTTCATTGTTTGGTATGTTACTATACCCATTTGCAGTTGTTATTGCATCGCTCGCAGGACTAGATCAAGCTCAAAAAACATTAGGCGATATGGCACCTACATATTTTGTAGCTGTTGCTGGTATTGTTGCAGCATTCTTTGGTGCGCAGGCTTTTAGTAAAAAATAGGAATAGACCATGGCAGAAGATAATACACCATTAGGACCATCAACTTCTAATACTCAAGAAAGAACCCTTCTTGATGTAGTAAGTGAGTTAAAGCAGTTAAATGAGGCTACAGCAATAGCCCAAGATTCTGCTACATACACTCAAGATTTGAGAGACTATGTCACAAGTCAGGGTGATAATTTATCTTCGCACCAATTAAGAGCCATTGAAGATCTCATCTCTGCTATCCAGTCAGGTGAGTTAGATCAAATGGAAGCAGACAAAGAGCGTATTGCAAGGAATGAAGAACGTAACGAACTATTAGAAGCAATTGCCAAGTATACAAGCCTCAGTTTAGATCAATTAAAAGCAGAATTCGGAGATAAAGATCGTGGTATAATCATGACAATGCTTATAAATGCAGCTATTAGAGGCGCAATTATAGGTGTTATGAAAGGTATTATTGACTCCTATAAATTCTTAGGTAAAGGTTTTCTTGCTGTAGGTAAGGGTATTGGTAAGTTTTTAAGGCTCGATAAGTTCTACAAAGCTATATCAGGTCAAGTACAATCAGCAATTAAAGCCTCAGTAGCAAGTATTAAAAATATATTTGGAGGTGGTGGTAAACCTGGCATGTTCAGTAAAATGGTTACTAGTATTAGAACCGGTATTACTAAAATCATGCCATTTGTTAAAGATTTAGGCACATTGGTTAAAACTATTGCGGTCAATACTAAAGCTATTGTAGTAGGGATTGGCGGTTTCTTTGCTGGTGCAATAGGATCTCTTAAAGCATTAACTAACTTAAACTTTACTCCAACTATGATATCTAAGCCATTCTTGGCTGCATCAAAAATGATGGGTAGATTCTTTGCTCCTCTTAAAGATTTTACACAGCTATTCGCTCGTGTATTTGAGCCAATGATTAAGAATTTAAATGCCGCTGGTAAAGCAACGAAAAGCTCATCTAAAGGTATCCAAACATTAGGATCTACAATTGTAAATTTCTTTAAAGCGCTTAAGCCGGTGAAAACTGCATTTGGTGTTCTCGGTAAAGTTGCCAAAGCATTCTCTGGTATTGGTAGAGTATTTGGTAGATTGTTCTTACCAATTACTATCATCATGGGTATCTTTGATGGTCTCAAAGGTGCGACCAAAGAGATGGACAAGTACAAAGATGCAGGATTCTTTTCAAAACTATTTGCAGGTACTATGGGATTCTTGAGTGGTGTAATTCAAGGTCTAATTGGTATACCACTTGATCTACTAAAGAGTCTTGTAGGTTGGATTGCGGGTAAGCTTGGTTTTGATGGTGTTCAAGAGTTTTTAAGCAATTTCTCTTTTGCCGAAAGTATTGGTCAATTATTTAGTGCTATTATCGGTGGTGTGCTTGGATTTGTGCAAAATATTAAAGACACTATTGCTGATATCGGTATTATGGGCATGGTGCAAAACCTTGCCCTTGAGCTGTTAAAGATATTTAAAAAGATTGTACTATTCCCAACCGCTGTCGCTGCTGGTGCAGTTAAAGGATTAGCTGCTGCATGGCCTGGTGGTAAGACTCCTGGTGAAGCCTTTATGGAAGGATTCAATTCAGTATTTACTATGGGTGATGCTAAGATTGATTCCATGAAAGTGCAAGGTGATGGTATGAATGAGTCAGGTGAAGAGATTAAAACAACATCAGAAGAAAATGCAGCAGGACAAGCATCTCTTACAGCAAGAGCCGCTGAAGTAGGTGGTAATATTGTTGATGCATCCAAAAATGCTGTGACCAATGTCGGTGACACAGTTATTCAAACGTTTACTCCAAATGACAGAGCTGCCGCAACTGTAGCAGGACCTTACGGATAAAAAAA